ATGAATCATTTCCCGTCTATCAATGCCATATCCGCCTCCATCTGCCTTCTGGGATGCGGACTCGCCCTGCCTGTTTTCTCCCAACAGCCGGAAAAAGGAAAACCCGATGCCGCCCACATTTCCAAAACAAAAGCTGACTGGTGGAGCCAGAGGCACGCCCTGTTAAAGCAGACCCTGGCGGAAACACCATGCCAACTGCTGTTTATCGGCGATTCCATCACCCACCGCTGGGAAACCGACGGCAAAAAAATATGGTCTCAATATTTTTCCCCCTATGCTCCTGTCAATTTCGGCATAGGAGGCGACAGGACGGAACATGTATTGTGGCGCATTGACGATTCTGCCCTTAAAACGCCTCATTCCCCCCAAGTATGCGTTATCATGGTGGGCACCAATAACACGGGGCAATACAAAGGCAGGCAGACCCCGCAGGAAACGGCGGAGGGTATCCGGGAAATAGCTTCCCGGATCCATCGGCTCCACCCCGCCACTGAAATTATTCTTCTGCACATCTTTCCCCGGGGGAAAACGGCGGAAGACCCCCTGCGCATCCAAAATGAAATGATCAACAGGGAGCTGGACAAAACAAATATGCCGAGAGTCCATGTCGTCAACATTAATTCCGCATTCCTGGACAAGGACGGCACTTTCCTGCCGGGAATTACCGGGGACCTCGTCCACCTTACAGAAAAAGGCTACCGTCTCTGGGCGGACGCACTGCTGCCGGAAATCAAAAAATACATGAAGTAAGTCCGCTACCCCCTTCCGCCCGGCTCAACGTCCAATTCGGCCTCATCTGCGCAGAAGCGGCCAGCCAATCATGGTTGTCACTCCCGCACATAAAAAACCGGAGGGATTATTTTCCCTCCGGTTTTCGGATACGGCCGTTAAAACCGTTTAAATTGTCTTAATCACGGAAGAGTCGTCATCATCCCTGTCCTCGGCAGAAGCGGCCTTCCTGGTGGGAACAGGCGTCTTCCTGACCTTTTCCAGAGCCTTGTCCACCGCCGCAATCACCTTGTCTTCCCCGGTCTTCTGACTGGACAACTCATTATAAATCTTTTCCTTGGCCTCATAATCGGCCTTGGCTGCCGCATCGCCGGGATTGGCCTTGAACTTGTCCTCCGCCTTGAACAAGGCCTCCTCCGCAGCCTGGAACTTTGGTTCCACCGCGTTTCTCTGGTCTTCCGCAGTCTGCTTAATGCGGCCCAGCAAGCGAATCACATACGGGCGGTTGCTGAGCCTCTTGAATGCGGAAACCAGAAACTGGCGGCGTTCGCTGGTTTTGGCATCCGCAATAAGGGGGTCAAACAACTTGAGCGTGGCGTTGTCATCCCGGTCACGGTCCACGGAGAGTACGCGGAGAATGGAATCATGGGCCTGGGAACGCACGCGTTCATGCAGGGATTCGTCTTTCCAGGCCTTGAACAGGTACGGAACGGCGTCATCCGTATTCCAGTCCCCCCAGGCGGTAATGATGGCAAGCGCCTTTTTGGTATCCTCCTTATAGCTCTTTTCCATCATGTCCAGCACCTTGGGATCACCGGTGCGGGCCAGCAGCTTGTAGAGCATTTTGACGTTTTCCTCCGGCATATCTTTCTGATACTGGAGCAGTTTGGAGGAAAGCGCCTTGCGCTTGGCTGGAGGAGCTTCGTCAATCAGGTAGCGCGCCGTACGGAAAGCGGAGGAAATCAAATCCGGGGAAGCATCCTTCTTCTGGAGGATCTTCATCACGTCGTCAAGGTCGTCCAGCTTCATGGCAAAACGCATGTACTTGAGCACCACGGCCTGCTTGTCCTGGATCTTCTTATTCTTGCTTTCGCTGATGGAAGCGTACAGGTCTTTCAGCATGTCGCGCATGGCGGGGCTGGAAGACTTGGCCAAAAGGGTCACCATCATGGAATATTTTTCCTTACTGTACCTGCCGACATTTTTTTTCATGTCTTCCACCACCTGGCGGGCAATGTTGTCATCCATCTGGGCCATGATGGAAACCAGGTGGGCGGCGCCGGGCCAGTTTTCCCTGTTGCCCTTGACTCCCCTCACATTGGCGAGCAGCAGAGCGGCATCCTCCGCGTCGGGAACGACTTTCACATCCGGGACACGGCTGAGATTCTTGGAGTCAAACAGACGGCTGCGGCCCAGTTTCCCGCCTTCCACGACCAGCGCATTCAGGCGGGCGTTCTCACCTTCCACCTTTTCTTTCTTGCTGCTGGTGCTCCATGCATAAATCCCTACGCCGGCAGCGATGACAACCAGAGCGCATACCCCATAAATGACACCTCGCAGCAGGGATTTGGATTTATCCACGGAAGCGGCCATATCCCGGGCGGATTCCGTTCCGGCGGGAGGCTGAATACCGCCATCGCCCGCCGGAGGAGCGCCAGCGGCAGGGGAAACTCCCTCGGCGGCCACAGGCTGGGGAACCGCAGCGGGAGCCACGGAAGAAGCTGGTGCTGCCCCCACGGGGGATTTTAATACTTTCAGCTTGGGAACGGCGCTTTCCGGAGCGGCGGCCGGGGATTTCTCCGCCGCAGCGGGAGCCGCGGCCGTCTTGAAAACTTTCAATTTGGGAGCCCCCCCCCCGCAGGAGCAGGCTCCGGAACAGACGGTTCCGGGGTCTGCACAGCCGCAGGCGCTACCCCTGCGGCCTGGGCCAGAGCAGCGGCCTGAGCCTCCGCCAGGGCTTTCTGGGCCTCCGCTACCTTGGCAAGGGCATCCTGAATCTGGGCGTCCACGGAAGGCTCGGGCTGCGGAGCGGAAGCGGCTTCCTTTTTCTCCAGCTCCGCCGCAAGGCGCGCTCTTTCCTCTTCGGCAGCTACACGGGCGGCCTCCTTTTCTGCGGCAATGCGCGCGGCTTCGGCAGCCTCCTGCTCCGCCTTGATTCTTGCGGCTTCCTGCTCGGCAGCTATTCTCGCCGCCTCCTTTTCGGCAGCAATACGGGCGGCTTCCTGCTCGGCAGCCGCTTTTTCCGCAGCAATCCTGTCCGCCTCCGCCTGTTCCGCTGCGCGGCGGGCGGCTTCCTCCTGCTCCTGAGCCAGCTTGGCCTGCAACTCAGGAGTGAGAAAACGCGGCTTGACAACCTCCACGCCTTCCGCGGCGGGAGAAACAAACTTTACCTTGGGTGCGGCCGCAGGGGCTGCCGTTACCAAACGGCGTCGCAATTTGGGAGGTTCCGGCGAAGAAGGGGTTCCTGTCTGATCGGTCATCGTGATAAAATGGCTGGGAAATTGGAGTGATTTTATACGATTCCGCGGCCCCCTGCAACCTCAAAATACCGTCTGGAAAACGGGCGGGGAACAGCCGCCGTGCGTGGTTCAACAGGAAGATTGCGAAAAAAGGCTTCACCCGAGATATAATATGGAAAAGCGTTTAAATATCCCGCGTATTCTCCCGCAAAATCATAAAAACACAATATGTTAACAACAACAATCATGAATAAAGTAAAGCGCCCGTAATAGAACTTCAAGAATACGTACCAGTCATTTAAGAATCCTCTTAAAAAATGTTATAACACATATACTTTTTTCTTGCCAGACCAAGGATGATTAGTTAAATAAACAACCACTCGTCAACATCATGAATTCCAACGACAGTACCAAAAATAAGAGGCGCTACACGCCTGAAGAAAAACAATCCGTTCTTGATTTCATTGCTGAACGGAAAACCCAAAACAAAAGGGGTGCCCAGAAAGAAGCCGCCGAACGCTTCGGCATCAGCACGGTGACCATCTCAAGCTGGATGAAGGCATCCAAGGCCAAGCGCGGCCGCAAGCCCGGCACCAAAAATACAACTGCTCCCAAAACACAGCCTCTCGCAGCCGCCCAACCCGCCGACCTGCGCCGCCTGGCGGCCGTTCTGGAAGAAATCGCCGACCTTGAAGCCCAGACAGCCAAACTCGACGCCCTGCGCGCTGAAGCGGAGGAACTCAAGAACAGGCTGACTGCCAAACAGGCCTGATTGCTTTTATTCCTTCCTTTTCCGGAAAACCGGCTTCCCCTGACAAGGGAAGCCGGTTATTTTCTTTACGGAGATCGCGCTTGCCCCCCCGGAACAATTCCTTTAATATCCACCGTCGTGACTCAACCCGCCCACATTGCTCCCGCGAGTCAGTCTGTGGAAGGCATGTATGCCGACTACTTTCTGGATTACGCCTCGTATGTCATTCTGGAACGGGCCGTACCCAAGATCAATGACGGGTTTAAACCTGTGCAGCGCCGTATTCTGCACGCCATGGACCGCCTGGACGACGGGCGTTATAATAAAGTGGCTAATATCGTGGGAGACACGATGAAATTCCATCCGCACGGCGACCGTTCCATTGCAGACGCGCTGGTGGGGCTGGGACAAAAAGGGCTGCTTATCGACACGCAGGGGAACTGGGGCAATATTCTGACAGGCGACCCCGCAGCGGCTTCCCGCTATATTGAAGCCCGCTTCACCTCCTTTGCGCGTGACGTAGTATTCAGCCCCAAGGTCACGGAATGGCAGCTCTCCTATGACGGCAGGAACAAGGAACCGGTCAGCCTTCCCGTCAAATTTCCCCTGCTTCTCGCTCAGGGAGCGGAAGGCATCGCCGTGGGGCTTTCCAGTAAAATTCTTCCCCACAACTTCAATGAGTTGATTGAAGCCTCCATCGCCTACTTGCGCGGCCAGCCCTTCCAGCTTCTGCCGGACTTTCCGACCGGAGGCGTGATGGATGCCACCAACTACCGTGACGGAGAACGCGGGACGGGCCGCGTCCGCATCAGGGCGCGCATCCTCACGGAATCGAAGAAACTTCTCCGCATCACGGAAATCCCGTTCGGCGTCACCACGGAAATATTAATTGATTCCATTGTCTCCGCTGCGGAAAAGGGAAAAATTAAAATCGCCCGCATTGAGGACAATACGGCCCAGCATGTGGACATCCTGGTCCATCTCCCGGCCGGAGCGGATCCGGAGCAGACGAGGAAAGCCCTGTTTGCCTTCTCCGCCTGTGAAGTCAGCATCTCCCCGAATGCCTGCGTCATTGTGGAGGAAAAACCCAGGTTCATGTGTGTCAGCGACATCCTGCGCTACAATACGGACTCCACCAAGGAAATCCTGCGCCAGGAGCAGGAAATCCGACTCAAGGAACTGAACGAGGCGTGGCACCAGGCAAGCCTGGAAAAAATATTCATTGAAAACCGCATCTACCTCTCCATAGAAGATTCCGAAACGTGGGAAGAAGTGCTCGGCACCATTGACCGGGAATTGCAGCCGTTTGCATCCCGGCTGCGCGCCCCCATTACCAGGGACGACCTGGTAAGGCTGACGGAAATCAAAATCAAGCGGATTTCCAAATTTGACGCTTTCAAGGCGGACCAGCACATCCGCCAGCTTGAAGAGGACATCGAACAAACGCAGAAGAACCTCAACCAGCTTACCAAATTCACTATCCGCTGGTTTGAAGCCCTGCGTAAAAAATACGGCGCCGCCTATCCGCGGAAAACGGAAATTTCCTCCTTCGGCTCCGTAAACCGCGCGCAGGTGGCTGTTGCCAATGAAACATTGTATATTGATGACGAAGGCTTTGCCGGTTACGGCGTCAAGAAGGGAAACCCTGTCTGCAAATGCTCCACGCTGGATGACGTGTTGATCATTGACAATGCAGGCGTGCTCAAAATCGTGCGGATTCAGGACAAATTTTTCGCTGGTAAAAATCCCCTTTATATTTCCGTCATCAAAAAAGGGGACGCCTCCGTGTTCAACCTGATTTACCGGGACGGAAAAGACGGCCCCGTGTACGCCAAGCGTTTCCGCATAGGAGGGTTCACCAGGGACAAGGAATATCCGCTTACCCGAGGCGCAAAGGGAACGCGCATCTTCCACTTCTCCGTGCATGAAACGGAGGAAAACAGTTCCCAGATAAGCGTAAACGTTTATCTGAAAGCCGTTCTGAAACTCCGTAACCTGATCAGGCCCTTCCACTTCGCGGACCTGAGAATCAAAAACCGCGGTGCCCAGGGAAATATCATTACCAGGCATCCTGTGGAACGCGTCTCCCGCATCATGCCTCCGGCCAAGTCCGGAAATGAGGAAACGGAAGGGCCAACAACCGCTCCTTCCGCAACAGCGGAACGGACGGAAGGCTCACCCGCCCCCTCCGCGGAAACGCTGCATCCTGAAACAGCCCCACATTTGGAGGAACCGCCTGCCGATCCGCCGCTGGAACAGGGCTCCCTGTTTGACTCCTGAAACGTTTTCAATCTCTTAAAATGGAAATATCCATGCCTGACTATCCATTTTCGGCTTGCCACAACGGGCCATCTTCTGTAGATATGGGCCACCTCATTACCATGCCGCTTTAGCTCAGTGGTAGAGCACCCGCCTTGTAAGCGGACGGTCGTCAGTTCAAATCTGACAAGCGGCTCCATCATAACCCGCTCAAGGTCAACCCTTGAGCGGGTTGCTTTTTATTACAAAAGAAAATACAGCCACACGTCAAGCCACACGTCAACGTGGAAAAATGTTGTTTTGGAACCGCAGGAATGGCAAGAGAAGGGTATGCGTCAGTATTTCGAGCCCACCGATTACGCCCATTTGTACCGGGAAAAGAATTCCGGCATTTATTACGCTCGCGTAGATTCCAGGAAGGGAGGAAGAAAAACGATACGGCGCTCTCTAAAGACGAAAGAATTGACAGAGGCTATTGCTAAAATGGCAGCCTTTTTACAGGGGATGGGGGCGGATACACCTGCCATTGGTCACGTTTCCTGGTATGTGGCCGTTGATACCTATATTGCTCATCAGAAGATGAGGCCGAATCTCAAGCCCAAAGCTGTTGAGTCCGCCATTCAGTTCGCATCACATGCTCGCAGGCTGGTTGATCAGGATATGGCAGCAGATGCTATTACGCCCGGTATGTGCCGGTCATGGTGGGCTAAAAAAGCGCAGAGTTGTTCACCAAGAACGGCGAATGGAGCTTTAGGGGCTGTAAGAGGGGTTTTCAAAATGCTGGTTGATAGTGGAGCTGTTCATGCAGATCCTTCTTCTTCGCTGGAACGTATGCCCATACGTCCTAAACAGTTGAATATTCCATCCAATGATGATTTGCGCCGTATTGTAGCTGAGATTTTAAGAGGTGAAAGTATTGGAGCCCGCCGGGGTACAAGCAGGCATTCTTCCGATATGGTGGCATTTCTGGCTTATTCCGGATTGCGCATTGAAGAGGCTCGGCAGTTGACATGGGGAGATATTGGCAATGATGTCATTTCCGTTCCTGCTATCAAACATTCTGTTAGGAGAAGGGTTTTATATATTAATGCTTCATTGCGGGAAGTGATTGAGTCTTTGCGGACTTGTGCTTGTTGCGCGAGCACAAAAGATCCCGTGTTCCATATTTTGACTCCAAGAAAGGCGTTAGAACGTGCTTGTGAGCGATTAGGTCTTCCCCATGTCCGGGTGCATGATCTGCGCCATTTTTTCGCCACGACGTGTATCGAGCAGGGAGTAGATATTCCGACCGTGGCCAAGTGGCTGGGGCATCAGGACGGGGGAGCTCTCGCCATGCGGGTGTATGGTCATTTGCGCGACGAGCACAGCAAGGAACAGGCTTCCAGGCTGCGCTTTTGATTGTTTTGTTCAAGTCGTGGGTGTTTTTGTTCAAGTCGCGGTTGTATGTTTCCGGTCACGTTCCGTGCGATGAGAGGGGCATGGAGTTTAATCTTTCTATTGCAGATATGCTCCGCACGAAGTATTCGAGTATTTTCGAGCGTGAGATTCAACAGGTGACGTCTATTCTTGAGCCGTATTGTTCCGTTCTCCCCGGTCGCGGGAAAGATATGGAGATTCCCTATGTGGGCAAGACGGAGTTCAAGGAGATCGGCAACAGATTCGTAGAGGCCAGCCCTCACGAGCTTTCCATGGGGAAGCGTGTAATTAAACCTCTCCGTTATGCGGACTCTCTTCACAAGGATGATGTTGACAATATCCTTTTGAACGACCTTGAACTCAGTATCAGCGATTTTATCGCGGAAATGAAGAAGGCCGGCAAGAGGCTGCTTGATCAGGTTTTGCTTGGGGTGGTTCCCGATACGGATAATCCTGGAAAGTTCCGCATCCGTACAACTTCGGATAGTGTTTGCGGGGGAATGCTTGCACCTAATTACACGGGCAATTCAGGCGCCACGCTAACCGATCTTGATCCAAATCTGGTTGTTCCGGCTGATTTCAAGATGGATGGGACGAAGAATCCTGCCGGGTTCCTGCTGGATCAGATTGTTGAAGCCAAGCGCATGCTGGAAGAGAATTACGCATGGGACGAGGCTTCCGGCGACATTCTTTGTCTGGCGATTTCCTCAACGATGAAGGCGCAGATGATCATGTGGGAGGAGCAGAAGAATAAGAATTACGGTTTTTCCGTGCTGGAACACGGCAAGGTGAATCCCATGCTGAATGTCCGCTTCCTGGTCACGAATATGCTTCCGTTTGATGAGGACGGCAATCGTATTTGTCCGATGTGGGTCAAGAGCCGCCTTGTTCTGTCTCCGTGGGATCAGATGAAGTTTTCTATCGTGCGACCGGACAAGTATCAGAACCTTTCTGTTGTTCGAGCAGATGCCGCTTGCATGTACGGGGCTTCCAGGAAAGACGAAAAGTCTTTCGTGCAGATTCTTTGTAAGGAGAAGGCAACGGCTGGTTCTTAATTATCTTTCCAGGGTATTCGTTGTTGTTTGGTCCGCTTCCTGCCGAAACAGGGAGCGGATTTTTTTGCTTGTTCAAGTTACGGTTGTATTCGTGCGGCAAAAATGTGTGCTAAGAGGGAGGCATGTTAGATTTCCTGGGCGTTACGGAACATTTTTCCTGCATGGAGAATACTCCGTTTTCCTTCCCTGCCCTGTTTCGGGATATGGCAGGGGAAGCCGTTTCTCTGGACGGCGTGATTTTTTCAGGGAGCATTGTGTCCGCCAATCAGGAGGTGGTAGAGATTTCCATTGAGAAGGGGGAGCCTTCTAATGAGGTGATTTTTTCATTCCCCGCCCTGCCTGAAGGAAGATGGTCTTACAATGTCCTGGTTCAGGCAGATGATGGTTCCCAAAGAATTTTGTTTTCCGGGTATATTTCCGTACTCGGTGTTTCTCGTGTCGCACAGTTGGCAGGCGGTACGCCAATGAAGAACCGGACTCTGCTTGTCGCCATGCCCGGGGAAGCGACAATGCGTCTCCGTATGGAGTGGATGGCTACTACTGCTGCACAGGCTTTTGCCTATCATGCGCTCCAGTCTTCCAAGGATGCTCATGCGGATGCGGAAACGGCGAGCCAGGCAGCCAAGACGGCAACAGACGCGGCAGCCACCGCTGCAGGACGGGCCGAAGAGGCGGAAGGCTATGCAGGGTCTGCCTGGGCCTCCAAAAGTGCTGCCGCCGATTCTGCGACCGCTGCCGGCACATCCGCAGCTAACGCAGCCCGTGACGCTAAGAGTGCCAATGACGCGAAAACGGATGTGGAGTCATTGGCCGCCACCTGGCCGAAAACGGTCAGCGACGGGGAGAAGAAAATTGTTGAAGCCAGGAATGAGGCTGTGACTGCCATACAGGACAAGCAAGCGGCGGCCGTGCTTGCCGTAGGTCGTGCCTCACAGACCGCGCAGCAGAATATAGCCAGCGCGCAAAGTACCGCTGTTCAAGCCGTCCAGGCAGCGCAGACGGAAGCGAAAGAGACGATTGAAACCCTTGTCCAGCGCGCTGAAACCGCCAAAGATGACATTGATCAGGCGGAGAGGCGTATCAATACGGCGGCGACTAATGCCACGACCTCCGCCACCAGCGCGGCCAATTCCGCGACGGCGGCGGCTAATGCTCTGGCGGCCATACCTCAAGTAGATGATGCAGGCAACATGACGCTGGCCGGAGGCCTGACGGCGGCGGGAGCCGTCAACGCCAATGGCGGCATCAATATCCCGCTGGCCGTGGGGGCGGCAACGGATACGTCAGCGGTCAATCGCCTGTATGCCGCGGGTATGGCCGGCGTGACGGGCATCCTGACCTCTAATGCTTTCCTCAATACGGATGCCATTACCGCGTCAGGATCTTCGACGGTTACTAAAACAGTACCCTATCATTTGGCTGGCATTAAGATCCCCAAGGGTACTCATTCGACCATTCAGGCGAAATTTGAGGTGAGCAATCCTCAATGGAATTATTCCAGTTTCGCCGGGTTTTCTTTCCTTTGGCGCGCTACCAATGCCGCAAAGTTGTCTTTTGGTATCGGCCGCGGCACGAAGACGGTTCGTCCCGACCTTTCCATAGATTCTTACAGTATTATCCCGGCAAACGGTTTGGCTTATAATCAAGGCGAAATTCTGGATATTACTTTTGATAACGTGAGAAATACGGAACGCAACGGTTATACGGTGCGGGTGCGTGAGATTTTTGCGCTTAATAATACGGACAGCTGGCAGGTTAAGACTACAACCAGCTTTATTCCGGCCAGTCAGAATGAGCCTGTTCCGTGGACAGTCTGCAAGGTTATCTACCAACAGAAATCTGTCGCCAGTATTGCCAGGTATGAAGATACGGGCGCGCTCTGGCTCATGCTCACCGGAGGTCAGAGGTATAATCTGTATCAAATTGCCACATGCCGGGGCGTCTCCAATTTTGAGACCGGCGTCGGCATTTCCAGTTGGGTGACTGATGTTGTGAATAATGCGGGTGGCGACGTTTCTGTTTATGCGGGAATCGGAGAGTACACTTATTACCAGCCCGGAGGAATGAACCCGGTTTTCTATAGTTTGGAAGCTGTGGGTGTTAACGCCATTGAATCCGAAGAAACGGCGGGTTTCGAAGATATTAACGTGCCTTTAGAATCATGAATAATTCCGAGATACAAATACAGTTCCCGAAACCCGGCGAATGGGGAGAATTCATCCTGACGCCCATTTATCAGGATTCGGGCGGATATAGACCTCCGGCCCGCTATACGCAGGACGATATACCAGCCGACCAGGCCCCGGCCATGCAGGCGGTAGTGGCCGCACTGGTGGGATTGTCGGAGCCGTGGCAGGCGTCCCAGGTGTGGGCAAGGCAGGACTGGGTGGTTACCGATACCCCTACAGGAGTACCACAATACCCTTGGGTTATCACCGAGGCTGTGTCCCTAACCGTGGAGGCCGTCAATCCCCAGGGCGGGCGCAGGGTGTTTACTTCCCGCGACTACCCGGCTTTTGTGATCACGGATCCCACCGCCATGGCATTTTTCAAGCATTTCACTACTAAATATGAGCACGAATAAAGAAAAAGTGAGTTGGCTGACTGGTCTCCTGACCGGTTGGGGTATTAAAGAGAGTTGGGCAAAAGTCATTGCCGGAGCTGTGATTGGGGCCCTGGTTGCCGCGGGGATTCTGACGCAACCCGGCTGCGGCCATTCCGTGGACGTAACGCCGGACAAGACGGTGGTCTGCAAGGACGGCTCCTGCCTGGTGCTGGAACCGGGGCATATCTCCTATAGTCAAGCACAGCCGGAAACGGACGTTCCGCCCGTCGTACAATCCCTGAAAAAGTAAGATTATGTGCACCAAAGCCCGCGCTTACCTGACACTCTTACGTGAGTACAAGGCCGAGATTGTCATGATCGTGGGCTTTGTTGCCGCCGCCATCATGTACCACGACATGAGGACGTTTATTAACGAGCAAACCCGCGCCTTGTCGGAAATCAATCTGCGACTCTCCAACCTTGAACAACAGAGCAGGAAATGAACTGTAAAGTTTTTCTTACCAGTTCCCTTTAGTTAATAACCAATAGTTTTTGCATGCCTACCCTGTACATACTCATTGTGGACGAACCCGGAAAGGAGCAGTTCATGAAAATCTTTCTTACCGAAAGAGACGCCGCTTTTTTCCTGGCTCAATTCAATGAGTGGCATTTGCATGCCAAGTGCCATTGCTACACCGTGGAAGGCAAGCAGCTTGTGCAACTTATCGATAACCTGAACGAATGAATACTACAGAAAGAAAGATGGCCGCGGCTATCCTCCGGTTTGAAGACAGCCGCGTTACCGGGCCGGATTCCCTGCGCGTTTCCCGCCTTCCTGCCGCCGATAAGGGCGGCAAGTGGGAGATTTGCGGTATTTGCGACGGCATTGAACCGGCCGTGTTTAACAGATTGAAGGCCCTGCTGGATGCCGGAAGGCGTGAAGAGGCCTGGGAGGGATGTCTCCAGTACGTCCTGGATAATACCGCCGCCGTGCGTTCCTGGCTGGGTTCTGACGCTTTTCCGGCCACGGAGTTTATGTTGCGGGACCATTTTTTCAATTCCGGGAGCAGGAATACCGGGAAGATTTTGCAGCGCGCGCTGAACATCCACGGCGCCGGGCTTGTGGTGGACGGGATTGTCGGCCCCAGGACCCGGCAGGAGTTGCAGGACCAGCTGGCCGCTACGGGTGAAGCGGTGTTCATCATTGGATTACAAGAGAAGCGTCAGGCGTTTTACCGCTCCTGCAGGCAGTTTCCGACCTTCGGGAAGGGCTGGCTGAGCAGATGCGACGATGCGTTCAGCGTGGCGCAGGAGCTTGTTTAGTTGTTTACCATTAGTTGTTATGAGTTCAAATCCATTAAAAGCTGTCGGAGGGGCCCTGGCAAATATCGCCACGTTCGGGGGATATGGAGCCAATAAGGCGGCCAAGAAGCAGGCAAGCGCCGCCAACGCTATGGCCGATGCCATGGCGAATGCCCCGGAACAGAAGGTTATTACTACGGAAACCAAGGATGTTTCCCAAGCGGAGAATGCGGTGAATTCGTCTGCCCGTCGCCGCTTGAAGCTTAGTAATACGACGAACCGGAGTAATCCTCTTTCTTCCCTGGCTGGCCTGAGGAAGACGCTGGGTTGATTTTTACACAGGAGATCCATGGAAAATGTTAAAGATTTATTGAGGACGGCAGACGCCCTGTTCACGGAGATGAATAAGAATTCCGGGGATTGGGATGAATTGCGCCGGCGCATTATGCCGCGGATGGAGGGGAAGGCCCGCCAGCAGGAACAGGCTAATGAGATGACGGCTGCGTCCAGTTTTTCTCCGGTGGCGCATAAGTCCCTTTTGAATTTGGCGTCCGCTCATCTTCTTTTTATTACTCCCATGGATCAGAAGTGGTTTTCCCTGCGGCCGCAGGAGGAAAGGGATGATTACACCGATGAGGACGATTGGTACAGCAAAGCGACGGAGGCCGTCTACCGCGCGCTGGCGGATTCCAATTTTTATGCGGCGGCCCACGAGGTTTACCTGGACCGTTGCCTGACAGGGACAGGCTGCATGTTTGCAGATGTTTCCCGTGACGGGTCCCTGGTGTTTAAACACGTCCCTACCGGGACTTATGCGATTGCCGAGGGAGCCCACGGGGAGGTGAATACGCTGGTGCGGACGTTGAAGTTTACTGCCCAGCAGGCCGTGGAGATGTTTAAGCTGCGTAATCTGCCTGTCAAGATTCAGGAGGCGTATAAGGATGCGGAGAGGCGGTACACCGAGATGTTCGAGTTTGTTCACCTTGTACTGCCCAACAGCCGGGCGCAGTTCGGTTCCGACATGGTAAGGCCTGGCCGCCGCAAGTGGTTGGACGTGTATATTGCCAGGGAGGCGGAGAAGATTGTTTTCCATGGCGGCTTTTACGAGTTTCCTTTTTTGGTGACGCGCTTTTTGAAGGGTGGCGTTTCTTCTTACGGCGAGGCTCCGGGCAAGGCTGTGCTGCCGGAGATTAAGGCTACCCTGCTGATGGATCGGGTGATGGATGTGGCCGGCAGCCGGGCGGCAATTCCCAGCGTTATTGTGTCGGCTAAGATGGCAAAGGAGGTTGATTTGCGGGCCGGAGGCAAGACGGTTGTTCCGGATGAGCTTATTGGTTCACAGTTTCCGAGGGAATGGGCGAACGTGGGGGATGTGAGGTTTATGCTGGAGCGGCAAGATAAGAAGGAGAAGTTGATCAGGGAGGCGTTTTTCAATGATATTCTCCAGGTGGTTTCAAGCGTGGACCGCGAGATGACGGCTACGGAGGTGAATGCCCGCGAGTCGGAACGCATTATTTGCTTTTTTTCTTCTTTCATTCAGTTTTCGCAGGATTTCCAGACGATGATGAATCGCATTGTCTGCCTGATGTTCCGCAATATGCAGGGGGCCGTGCTTCCGGGCGACGCGCCTGATGAGTTTTTTGTCCGTTCCGCCGATGGGGAGAAGTTTGAGTTGCGAACTCCCCGCACCCGCTATCTGGGCAAGATTGCCCAGGCATTTGACCGTTTGCAGAGGTACGGCCTTGAGGGGGTGCTGAATGGGTTGGCGAAGTATATCCAGGTTTCGGGCGATACCCGCATTGCCAAGCGCATGAAGGCATGGGAGGTGTTGCGGTTTATGTGGGACAGTTCCGGCGCCCCGTCCAAGTGCATTGTGTCCGCGTCCGAGAATAGCAAGATGGTTGAGGAGGAGAGGGCGCAGGAGGATCAGATGCGTCAGGCCGCCCTTGCGGAACAATTGGCCAGGGCCGGCAGGGATAGTGCCGCGGCGTCCGCACAGTTTAATACGGAATGATGATGAATATGTTTGAAGATAAGCCGACACCGGAACAGGTTGAGTTTCTCAAGAGGCTCAACCGGAGACGAGCCGCGCTGAAGGAGGCTTTTACTCCGGAGGTGCTGGATATTTTAGAGAAGGAGTTCCAGACGAATTTGCCCTGCTTTCAAGGGAAGGCTGGTTCCTACGATCCCCTTGACGCAATGCGCCGAGATGCCCAGCGGGAGGTTCTCCTGTGGGTAAGATACGAGATTGAACAATATAACCCTGATTTACATGATCTATAGTAGACTATTCCATAACAGGTTCTTATACGAAGAGGCCATTCCGGAAGGGGGGGCTGGCGGCAATGGCGCTCCGTCTCCCACGAATGACGCCCCTCCTGCGAATCCCGCGGGAGATCCGCCTCCCGCGGATCCTCCTGTCCCGTCCAATCCCTACGATTTTTCAGGGGGTACGGAAGAGCCCGATCCGGTTCCCGACAGTCCTCCCCCGCTTTCTCCGCAGGAGGAGACCGAGTATGAGATTGATTTTGGGGAGGGGTTTGTGGAGAATGATGCCCTGCGGGATATGTTGAAGGGACATGCCAGGGCGGCAGGGCTGCCGGCCGATGCCGCCGGGAAGTTTCTTTCCGAGGTGGCTGCCAGCATCCGCGCGGACGAGGAGGCGGCTTTTAAGGAGGCTGACGAAGCGTTGAAGGAGGAATGGGGAGCGGAGTATGAGACGAATGTTTCTGCCTCCAAGGCTTTTGCCCGGAAGCTTTCCGTGGAGTCCGGCGTTCCTATGGAGAAGATGGCTGTGTTTGCGAGTCCGGACGGGTTCCGCGTTCTGCACGCCATTTCCCGGATGATAGGCGAGGGAGGTTTGAAGGGCGGCGGTCAGATTCCGGCGAAGACGGACCCTGCCGACGAGGCTCAAGCTGTTTTGTCCGACCCCAGTCACCGTTATTATAAGGCAATCGCCGATCCTTCACATCCACAGTGGCGGGAGGCTACCGATTATTATAATAAGCTGGTGGGGATTTCCGGTTAGTTTTTTTGCGTTGACTATTGGTTCGGAGGGGTGTCCTGCTGTGCGGGGCGCCCTTTCTTTTTTTCATTTGTTCAAGTTACGGTTGTATTCATCAGTCCTGGGGATGTGGCATGATGCCTCAAATGGATAAGGTGACCGTTTTTAACCAGGCTTTGGCCCAGTTGGGGGACCGGGAGTATGTGAAGGGTTCCCCAGCCGGTCGCACCGTTGATTTGTGGTGGCCTACCGTGTTGCAGGAAGCGCTGTTGTTCGGGGCATGGACCTGGGCAACCAAACGGGTTGAGATGGAGCGCTCTGTCATGAGGCATCCGATTCCGGATGATTGCCTGCGCGTGCTGTATGTGGGGGCGGATTTGTTCCGCATTGAGGGGCGTGATTTGGTGGTTGAGCGTTACGGGAAACGCGCCGCCGGGACCGATAAGCTGGTGGTGGATTATCTTTCCGACGAGGTAGCCCGCTCCGAAGTGCTGCCGGATCATAGTCCGTTTTTCATCAAGGGCGTTGTGTTTCTTCTGGCTGGCAGGTGCGCTTTGAAGCTGGCTTCTTCTCCCCAGCTTGCGGCCGCTTTGGAGGCACAGGGTGAGGCGTTTTTAAGCAAGGCCCTTTATTGGGACACCTGCCAGCATGCTTCCAATGATCAGGATCCTTTAACAGAGATTTTAAACAGTTCCATTTTCTGATGTTATGAGTTCCGATTTCGGGGTTTCCCAGCAGTATAAGTATCAGGGGCAGGCGGCTTTGAGCAACGGGCGCGCCACGCAGGCGGCTTATGAGAAGAAGGCCCGCGCCCTGGAGGCAGAGGCGGTTTCCGATTCCCACCTGGCCGCCCGCAATATGAAGCGGATGCGCCAGAATCAGAATGCCGCCATGGGTTCTGCACGGGCACAGCGCGGCGGATCCGGTTTTACTTCCGAGGGTTCCGGAAGCCAGGCGGAGGTGGCGGTGGCGGATGTGTGGGAGAGCGCCATTGGGGATGCGGCCCTTTCCAACGCGGTTTCCGATGCCAATAAGCGGTTTGCCGCGGAGTCCGCCCGATACCAGGGTGATCTGGCCATGATGGCGGCACACAGCGAGGCGGACCAGTATAAGATGCTTTCACAGAATGCCCTTGGTTCTGCCATGATTCAGACGGCCCTGACGGTGGCGGGGGGAGTCATGGGGGCGGCAGGAATGTCCGGTGGAGGATTGCTGGGGGGTGTTACCGAGAGCGGGGAGGAGTGGGGAGCCAAGGTAGGAGGAGCCCAGGGGGCTTTTTCCGGGATGATGAATGCTTATTCCCTTTCCGGTTCCCTGGGGGGGATGGTGCCGGGGAGCATACAGTCTTCCAACAGGTTGAGGGATTCCCTGCTGGCTAATTTCATGGGTTTTGGAAAGAGATGAGCGTTTCTCCCATGCAGCAGGCTTTTTTACTGATGGAAGCCCAGCGCCCCGGCTGGTTCCGGGAGACCGTTTCCCTGGCGGATGCGGGAGGCGGGGTCGTGTGGTGCTGCCCTTCGTTGTTTTTTGCGGGGGTGCCAGATCCGGAGTCTCCCAGGACGCTGATTATTCTTTTTGCCCACGGCCGCATGGAGGCCGTCAGGGAGCTGGCTTGTCTGGTGCAGGGGCGTTTTGACCGGGCAAGGTGGCAGCGCTGCATCCGCGGACGCGAGGACTGGAAGGAGATTTCCATCCCAAGGTTTTTAAGTTTTAACCGTTTCAAGATGAACGAAGATGAGTGATTTACAGCAACCCTTGTACGGAGGAACCCGGATGAATGCGGCTTCCTCCACCCCTTCCCCGGTCCAGATGCCGGATGTTTCTTCCAAGCCCGTTCAGAGGGCGCTGCAGAATGCCCAGGAGTTTGTGTCTGATGTTGCCCACCAGTACCAGCGCATGAAGGATTTCGGCGAGCAGACGCGCCTGGAAGGCCAGATGAATGATTTGGCCAGCGAGTTTGAGCAGGAGATAACACGGAGATTGGGGTTTGCCCGCGGTCATGAGCTGTCTTTTTACGATCGTGACGGGAGGCTGAAAGAGAGCGCCCTGAATACGTTTGTACGGAATTACGAAGGGAAGTTCCGCGGGTTGAAGGGGAGTTTTGTTTCCCAGGAGGAGGCCTCCAGGTTCGGAGCCAGAAAGCAGGATGTGATGCGCCGACTCCAGGGGCGGGCTTCCGAGTTGATGCTTAAGGGGCAGATTCAGGAGTCCAGGCAGGCTTTTGAGGAAGGGTTGAAGGGGGATTTGCTGCGGAGGGATTTCCAAGGAGCCACCCGTAGGCGCATTCAGGCTTACGAGGCCGGCATTATTTCTGAGAATGGAATGAACAACGGTATTCTGGAAGATACACGGAACGGCCTTTTGGACGAATACGAGCAGGATATGCTGATTAACCCCAGTGTTGCTTTTACGAAGCTTGGGGACGGCTATTTTGATGCTCTGGGCGCAGGAGATGTTTTAAAGCTGAAGGAGAAGACCAGAAGGTTTTTACGTTCCGCGAACCGCTCCGAAGGTGAAGATGGAGCGCCCGGTTACAGAAAGGGTTCTCTTTGGCCGAAAGCTTCCCTCCGTTACGGAGCCACGGAGCAGGAATACGACTGGGTGGAGCATTATAACCGGACCGGCAGTTACGGGAAATACGCCCCTTCCATTAAGTTTGCCTTCCGGGAGGATTTACGGAATCTGCCTCCCGCCAATTCCGGCGAAGAAAGAACGAGGTACGTCAATGACATGTTGAAGAAGTGGGGGCAGTATGGACAGGTTCTTGGAGATGAAAGGAAGCTGCGCCTGTTTGTAGAAGACCGGATTGACGCCATGGGGAGACCCAATACGAACCGGAATAATATAGAGGCCGTTTTGAAGGCCATGCCGGATCATGTGTATATTCCTTATTTTTCTTACCAGGTAGCTAATGCTTACAAGAGTGGCGACCAGGAGCAGATTAAGAAGGCAGAGAGTATGCGGGATGAGGTGGAGGCAGATATTTTGTATAAGACGGAACTTTCCATGACGGAGTGGAGACAGGCTCATCCCAATGCCACACTTGCCCAAGATCTTGCGCAGATCCATCAATTTACCGCTTTTCATGCCGGGAACAGGTTTGCCTATCGGCCTATTATTGAAGAAGATAAGAAAAGATCTGACGAGAGCCGCATGAAGAAGGCGCTGGAGTCCATGCCTTTGTATTCTTTTGAGCAACAGGAAGAGTTGAACGTGTCTCCAGAAGAGAGGGAGGCCCAGCAAAAGAAGGCGGCACAATATATTAAGGGCCAAAGACCTTATTTGCCTTCCCCTCTTGAGAACCACCCTGTTTCTTTTGTCCGGCATGCTACATCCGGAGCGTATGTTTCCAAGCAGGCTTATGAGGCTATCAAGGCTAAGTTTGGGAATAGACCTTTTGCCCGCATTTCTCTGGGACGCAATGGAGCTTTCCTAAGGGTTCCCGTCGTCGGGGTCTATGAGGGAACCCCGCGGGGCGTTGAGGTTTCAGGACCGCTTTATGAACGCATGGCGTTAAGGTTTCCCGGTGAACAGGCCAGCGGGAATGTCAGCATTTACGACGGGAAGGATGAACCGGAAGCGCCGGAAGATGGATACGGACCAGGGTTGCTGCCTCCTTTGCCGGGTGGAGACGATACTTACACGCAGGTGAACGATATTGGCGACTCCGCCCTTCTTCCTCTTTATCAATAGTTTTAGCACAAGAATATATGTTTGCACAGGATGTTTTTGAGAGGTTGGGGCTGTCCCAAGATATGGATTTATTGAAAGAACTCCAGAAAGAGGCATTGTTAGAGCCAACGGAAGCGGCGCAGAGTCCCTATATGGATGACCCGGCATATGCCGGTTTTGAGACCTTGCGCGGTTTGTTTGGTTCCAATCATGGAGATAATCCCTCCATGTATTGGCTAGCACAGGGAAAAGAGATGCCTGAATTTGCCACCGTGGCGGACGCACAGGCTGCCGTCTGGAAGGATTTCCAGAAAAAAGCCCGTGCTTATCAGGCAGAGCAGGAGCGACAGCAACAGGCACGGGAGGCATTGGCTGCTACGATTGATCCCTTCATTGACCGGTACGTGCGCGGGGACACTGTTGTTCCCTCCCCTGAACAGGTAATGATGATGCAGGAGGCGGGCATTTCCTGGGAGAGTGTCAGACGAGCCCGCAGAGGGATGCAACTTGTCCGGGAATATGACGCGCAGGGCACCCTGTACGACGACAGGATCATCAATAATCTGGCGGAACAGGTGGGAGATGATGAGCTGGCACGGCGCATTGTGCTGAATATGTTTTATAATGATTCCAGGAAGTACGCCAAGGATAAGCACGGTGACGAGTGGACCGGGATTGACTGGATAGATAAGGCAGCCCAAGGGGTAACGGGGATGGTACGCACCGGGGGCGTGAAGGGATGGCGGACAGGTCAGAAGGCCTGGCGGAATTTACAGGTAATGGGAGAGGTGGATGCCGTTACGAATGCAGCTAAGCGTCTGCCGGAGTTGATTGCTTCCGGAATGGATGTGGATGAAGCACGCGCTCAGATTGAGAAGGATGCCACTTTTCTTGAGATACGACGCCGCTGGGCTGCCGATCTGGTTGAAACTATGGAAGCCGGGGAAAAGGAATATCTGGAAGGGGAGGAGCGTCATTTGGTTGGCCGCATTGGTTCGCAGCTTGGTTCCATTATCGGAGATACGGCTCCCTGGTTCATTCCTGCCATTGGTCCTGCTATCGGAGCTTCCTCCGCCATGCAATCCCGCAGGGATGAGGGGGTAAGCATTGGGTTAACGATGGAGGAAACGGAGAAGAGGGCCATGATGTTCGGCCAGGCAGATGCTCTGGAAGAGATGATTGCTTTTTCCCCCATCGGGCGGTTGACGCCCGGATATAAGTGGTTGAAGAAGGCGCTTGGCGGTGGGAAGGCCGCCGGGAAGCTGGCCCCGTGGCGGGCTCAATGGATGGCGAGTCCGAAGGCCCAGTACGCTATTCAAGGGCTTTCCGGCGCTGCGGAAGAGGCCATTCTTGAGCCTACAGCCGGGTATTTGATGCGTACTGTACAGAGCATGAACCTGACGGACGAACGCGGAAAACAGACTTTCCGTCAGTATTTGGACGATATGGGGCAGATGATGCACGGAGAACAGGGTCTTGCCCTGCTGGCATTTACGTTTGGGATGTCCGGCTTTAATTATCCTCAAATCAAAAAGGCGGCCCAAGAGTTTGGCCTTTCTTTGCAACATTACAAGGAATTGGGAGGCACGGTCCAGGGGTATCTGGAAGCCAGGGAGGAAAAGACCGCCGAAGGTTTTTTGAATAAGGCTCTTTCCCATTTGCATGATTCCTGGATGGAGGATCCGCAGGCTTCCATGGAGCGGGCGAGCGCGGCTGCCGGAGAACGCCTTTCCGGGGAACGCATTGAGTCTTTGCGGGAGCTGGACGCGTGGCGGGCCGCCGAGGATGCCGGCATGGTGCCCAGGGTGGATCCTGCGGAACAGGAGGGGATGTTCCGGGTGTATGCTCCGGCGCGCGGCACGGAAGCGCCGCGGGAGGATGCTTCCGTTTCCGGAGAGGGGCAGGAAGAGGGCGCCCCTTCCTACACGCTGATGGACGGCGAGCAGATGACGGCTTATTTGCAGGCGTTTGTGGATGCCGATATGGAACATGCCATTGTCGGGGCACAGCATTTGCTGGCCGGGGATGTGACCGTGGGCCAGGCTCTTGCCCAGGGGCGTTTTGACGCGGCGGAGGTGATTACGCGCACAGTGACGGATGAACAGACAGGGGCCGAACGGGTGGTGATTGCCCCGGAGACGCTGGGGCAGATGAAGGCCCGCGCGGATATGGCGATGGCCGCTATCCGCGCCCTGGAGGCGGAGGGGGTGAGTTATGAGGAGGCCGCCGCCCGCATGGATGCTTCCCTGAGCGAGCATATTCCGCTGGGGACCCTTGTGAGGACATGGGAGGAAGCCCAGGAACGCATCAGGACGGAACAGGCCCGGAATCCGGAGTTTAAGGCTCCTGCCATGGATGCCCCGTTTTCCAACGCTTATGTGACGAAGGTGCGCCGGGGGGATACGTTCCGCCGGGTGTTGAGGTATGCCCGCGGGAACGCGACGGTGGAGGATTTGATGGAGGAGACGATGGAACAGGCGGTCATTTCCTGGCAGGCGGAGCAGGGTTTGTCCTGGGACGAGTTCTGCGCGATGCTCCAGGAGGCGCAGAGGGTGATGAATGAGTTGTTTCCGGAGGCGCGGGGGGAGGAGATGCAGTTTATTCACCTGGACGCCGGGAAGCCGGTGACGGCTCATGACGCGATTGAGGCGTTTTCCAAAATCGGGCGTTCCCGCTGGCTGGCGGACGCGGTGCGGAGTACGTCCCTGCCCTCCTGGCTGCGGAGGCTGCTGAATCACCTGGTGAAGTTCCTGGGGTATTTTAAGGCGCGCGTGGAGTTGGGCGAGATGGTGCGCCAGGCGGAGGAACAGGGCGTGTTTTCCCTGCCGGTGCGTCAGGCCCTGGCGGTGATGCTGGATGCGGGGAATGCCCTGTACCGGGACCAGCAGGGGGATTTGATGGAGTTGTCCATGGAGCGGGCCAGAGCGCAGGCGGGGCTGGACGCGATGTTTGGCGCGGGCGTGGCAACGGAGGCCCGGACGCTGGAGGATGAGCTTGCGGAGAGCAAGGCGCAGGATGAGGCCGACGCGCAGGCGGCAGCGGATGAGGCTGCCGCAGAAGAGAATTCTCCGGAGGCGCAGGAGGCGCGGCGCGAGCGGGAGCAGGCCCGCGTGGAGGCGCTGGGCGAGCCGGATGAGTCAGGGGTGTTTAACGGGGCGTTTATTGAGGTTCAGGAGGGGGTGCGCCAGGGGTTTATTGAGAAGTCCCGGCTGACACTTTGCCCGGATGTGCCCCAGTTTAAGCAGGGGGCGGATGAACAGACCGGGGTGGTGAATCCGATTGTGGGGGCGTGGCAGCGCAATGCCGCGCCGATTTCCGTGTGGAGGCGGAAGGATGGCGCCCTGCAGGTGATCAGCGGCCGGCACCGTTTTAACGCCTGCACGGATGAGGATATTAATTGCACGGTGTATGATGAGGTGGCCGGGTTTGATTTGGATTGGGCGCAGACGCATGATGTGGAGAATAATATCCGGGACGGGCAGGCTTCCCTGTTTGAGATTGCCCGTTATGTGAGCCGGAAGCGTTTGACGAAGGAGGAGGCGGTGGAGAGGGGGATTTTCCGCAAGGGACAGTCCCGCCGCGGGGTGGAACTGGGCCTGTACGGCTGTTCCGATTTGCTGGATGCGCTGGGGAATGAGCTTGTTTCTCCGGATGATGCCTGGCGCGTGGCGATGGCGTTCCGCAATCAGAACGAGGTGCAGCGGGCCGGGCTGCGTGCCCTGATGGAGGGGAAGAGCTGGCAGGCCGCTTTGGCCGTGATGGTGGAGCTGGGGGTGAAGACGCGGGAGGAGGTGGACCGGGAGAACGGCGTTCTTCCTTTGGAGGCGCCGGAACAGGAGGCGGGTTCCGCCGATACGGGGATGTTGCAGCTTTCCCAGGATGTGAGCCGGATGCTGGACGCGGCGCTGACGAGGGGGGCCGCCCCTGCGGAAGATGAGGCTCCCGCAGCGAATTTTTCCCTGGTGTCCATTTCTTCCGGGGATGTGGTGAGTTCCGCCGCCGGGATGCGGGCGAGGTTGAAGCCGTTGCAGGGCAAGGTGTTCGTCAATAAGAATACGGGGATCCAGGCCGTGATTGAGGCGCGCGTTTCCGGCAAGACTGTGGGCAAGGCCGGGGCTTCACAAATGTCCGTGGCGAATTTGAAGGCGCTTGGGTTTTCCGCGGAGGAGGCCCGGAGGGTTCATTATACGGCGGCCACCCGCATTCATGAGTTGTTTGAGAATGCGGAGGATGGATTTTTTGAAGAGGCGTATAAACAAGATGCCTCAAAAGCCGGAGCCTATCATTTTTTCAATACAGTAGATATTGAAGGGATAGGAGCGTTTGATGTTAATGTTACAGCAATCAAATACGTTAAGGAACAGGAAGGTAACGTTCTTTACACGCTGGAATTGACCATAGAAAACCCCGCCACTAGGGGAGCTGCTAGCCGGGAAGGCCGCCTACCTACACCCTTCAAGGACGGGGTTTCTACCCGTAATTTATCTTCTTACCGTTCTTTTGTCGAGAAGGAAAAGGCGGCTGTCAGGAAGAAGGCGGAGTCTGACGGGACGTTCATGAAGGCTCCGAATGGGAAGGATACGAACCTGACGGAAGACCAGTGGCTGTCCGTGCGCACGGAGGCGTTTAAGAGTTGGTTTGGCGATTGGGAGCATGACCCGTCCAATGCCTCCAAGGTGGTGGACGAGAATGGGGAGCCGCTGGTGGTGTATCATGGTTCCCCGCATGTTTTTACCGTGTTTGACGTGGAGCGTTCCGGAGAGAATTTTAACCGGAGCCGGGAGGATGGAGGGTTGTTGTTTTTTTCTTCCCTGCCGGAGACGGCGGAAGATGTGCTTTATGATTTAGAGGGACGTTTTCCGGGGACCGGGTTGGAGAGTGCGCGGCTGTATGCGTGTTTTATGAGGTTGAGGCGTCCGTTTATGCTGGATCTTGGCGATGCTTCACAGCGCCCGTTTTCCGGGGAGGGTGTGCCGGAGAACGTGAAGGGTTCCCCGATGGCGTGGTATTTGTTTCCTCACGAGTTGAGGAGAGGGTTTGATGAGGGGAATGCTCATGGCGCAGGTTATGACGGTGTTGTTTTGAAGGGCAGGAATGCTTATGACGGGAGTCCGGAGGTGTGGGGGATGGCTACGGATTCCCGGCAGGTGAAGAGCGCTGTCGATAACCGCGGGACGTATGAGCCGAAGAATCCGGATATTACGTTTTCCATTATTGGGGAGAAGGCTGAATCCTTCCAGGAGTACCACAATAACGGCCTTTCCTACACGGATCCGGCGGACGGGAAGCGGAAGGCGATTATTGATTCCCGCGGGGTGCGGTTGAGGAAGGAGCACGTCAGCGTGAGCGAGGGGGGGCATGTGAATGTTTCCCTGGCCGCGGCCCTGGATTTTCCGGAGTTGTTCCGGGCCTACCCGGAGCTGCGGAGGCTGCGGGTGGATTTTTACCGCGACAGCGGGAGCGGCACGGGAGGGTTTACCGATCCGCAGGAGCATTATATTGCCGTGAATGTGGCACGGGGCGGGAAGAACGCGCCTCCCGGCATGGTGCTGGATACGATTTTACACGAGGTGCAGCATGTGATTCAGGGGTATGAGGGGTTTGCCCAGGGGGCCGGGAGCATGAGCCGGGAGCAGGAGGCGCGGCTGGCCGGGACGTTTGAGAAGAATAGCGAGGGGGTCTTGATGAGCGGGCTGAACGGGTTCCGGCTGCTGGACGCTCCGCAGTTTTCGATTCCGCTGACGGGGGATATTACGGAGCTTGGCGGCATTACGTTCGGGGCCGGGAGGTTTGGACGGATGGCCGGCAGGGTTCTGGCTCCGAACGGGGATTGGCTTTACGATGAGATGGTGTTCAGGATGCGGGCCGCCACGCAGCGGTCCGTGAGTAAGCTGCGCCTGTTTGAGACCGGGGACCGGGAGCGCGGCCTTGAGCTGCTGGCGGAGGCGCAGGAGCTGATTTCCACGGTGGAGCGGTATTTGCCTGATTCTTACGGGTTCGGGTTGGAACCTTACAAGATCTGGCTGAATGTGTTTTCCCTGCTTTACGGGAATAGCGGGAAGATGGCGCCGGGCGATGCGGTGGCCAGCGCGTTGGAAGCGATTCCGATGAAGAGGTGGCCGGAGATTATGGAGGGGAGCATTGGCAGGAGTTTTGTCAATTGGGCGGAGAAGAGGCCGGAGCTGGAGGATGTGGTGGTGGAGGCCCGGAGGGAGATTGCCGAACGGCAGGCCGATTACGAGCTGGATTCTGCTCCGGACGCGGATAACAGGGCCGCCCTGGCGGCCCGCAAGGGGGTGGAACAGGAGGTGTGGCGCCGGTTGTTTGAGGAGCACGGGGCCGAGTTTCTGGAGGAGTACGGGGAGCAGAAGGTGTTCCGGCTTGCGGGGAAGTTTATGGAGCGCGTGGTGGAGCAGATTGACCGCTTCCGGAAGGACCGGACGCTGGGGCGCATCCGCCGCGTGGCGGCTTCCGTGGCTCCGCGGACGAGTCCGCAGGGGAAGCCGATGCGCGGGAAGATGGACGCGGAGAGTTACCGGAGGCTGGAGAGGTGCTTGCGCCTGCTGGAGATGACCGAGAGCCAGTACGATGAGTTTTTCCAGAAGAATTTTCCGGAGGATGCCGAGGAGGGGAAGAGGTGGGATGATCTGGCCCCGGATGCGCTGGTGCTGGTGACGCTGCCCGACGCGGAAGGGAGGCTGGAAGAGGTGGCCGTAACGCAGCGGGAGTTTGAGGTTTACGCCTGTTATGAACGGATGGACGTGAATACCGCGGAGAAGTGCGGCGCGGCCCTTGGAGAATTGATTGCCACGTCCCGCCATGCCTGGGAGAACGCAGCGGAGAAGAAGAAGCTGGAGGTTGCCGCCATGGCCGCCCCACTGCTGCAGGCCACCGGGGAGTTGGATGATAACAGGATGGCGATGTTCCGCCGGAAGGCGAGGCTGCGGGCCCTCCCCAAGAAGCCCCTTTCCCTGTTTGATTACCTGATGAATTTTAATCAGTATATGCAGGCGCTTTCTTCCGTGGAGCCGTTTGCCGGGGTTGCCCGCCAGTTTGAGGAACGGGCGGCGCGGTTTAATGTGCAGCGGCAGGCGAGCGAGAAGGAGATGCTGCGTTTTGTGCATCATACCGTAGCGGAGATTGCGGGGTCCGCGGACCGGTATGATATTGCCGAGTGGATTTATGAGGGGCGCATGAAGCAGGATACGGGGATTTCCGTTGTGGAGCGGGAACCGGATTGGAACAGGAAGGCAAACGCCCTGTACCGGGAACGCCTTCTTCATTTGCTGCGCCGGAAGGTGAAGTCCCACGGGCTGGAAGCGGTGCAGCTTTATTTGAGGGAGTTTAAGCTTTCCGAGGGTTTGAAGAAGGAGGTGGACGCCCTGTTCGGGCACCGCCGCAAGGAGATTTCCGCCAAGCAGGCGAAGAAGGCATTGGAGCACATGGAGCGCGTGTTTACGCAGAAGGAGTGGGAGCGGTACGGAGATCAGAAGGTTTTTGCGAGGGAGCGGGCGGAGATGCTGCGCTCCAGGACGAAGTACGCCAAGGAGGGGTATCAGCCGAAGAGTTTCCGGCTGGATGGCCTGTCCCGGATGGAGGCGGCGTATTTGGTGCTGTTGTCCGAGCAGGCGGATTATACCGAGGCCCTGGCGGAACGCGGGTTTGACGCGGAGGTGATGGATCGGCTGCGCGGGTTTGCCGGGGATGAGGTGATGCGGTTTGCTTACGCCTTGAGAGAGAAATTGAATGAACGGAGCGGACAGGTGCAGGAGATGACCGAGAGGCGCTACGGCTCACCGTTTCCGCTGACGGAGAATTATTTCCGGGCGTTTTTCGATGTGACGATGGAGGCGATTGATAAGTCGATTGCCGATGCGGCGTCTTACGGGGAAGCGGCCACAGGCGGGAAGTTCGGGTTGATTCACGCCCGCCGGAAGCATCAGGCGCACCTGGATTTGGAGATGGATGTTTGCACGGCGTTTATGGCGGCCATGACCGAGCAGGATCTTTACCTGTATGGTTCCGAGATCAGCCGTGATTTGCGGGCCCTGCTGAATTTTAAGGGTGAGGATGGCGAGGCGGGCCGGAGCCTGGAGGTGCTGTTGGGGCGGGATGCCGTGGGCAAGCTGATGGCCTGGGCGGATGCGTTTGACCGCGCCGGAGCGGAGAGTATCCGGGGGCACCTGGATATGAACCGCCTGATGAACCGGCTTTCCGGCGCGGCGGCGCGGGTGCTGCTGGCCGGGCGCGTGGGGACGCTGACCAAGCAGGTGACGACAGTGATTAACGCGATGTATGCTTCCGACGAGATTGGCCTTGCCGAGTGGCTGGGGGCCGTCCGCCGGTATCACGCCGGGAAGCTGGTGAAGCCTGTGCGCGAGATAGAGGTTCTGCCGGAGCTGGACAGCCGCGACAAGACGCGGTTCAGTGCTACGCTGGCTGCCATGGGGGCCGACGAGGCCGGGCGCCGGGTGTCCCGCCTGGAACGCTGGAACCGGGAGGGGATGGATTTGCTGGAGCGGGTGGATATGAAGGGGAATGCGATTTCCGCGGCTATTTTGTACGATGCGGTTTACCGGAAGATGAAGCGTGAGACGCCGGACGCTACGGAGGCCGAGCTTGACGCGGCCGCCATGGCGGAGGTGCGGCGCTCCCTGTCCCGCAAGGGTCAGCCGATGACGCAGCTGCAGAAGTCCCTGGCCGCGCAGCACCGGACCTGGATGCAGGCGGGGATGTTGTTCCTGGGCGGCGAGTCAATCAATACGATGGGCAATGTGTTTTCCCTGGCCCGCAGCGGGCAATGGGGGAAGGCCGGGTTGATGTGGGTTTCTCACGGGATGGTGCTGGCCCTTCTGAATGGGCTGCTTAATTTCATGACCGATGACGAGAAGCGCCGCCGGAAGCGGGAGTGGTGGCACGCCCTGTTTGATGTGGTGATGGGGCCCGTGATGGGGATTCCTGTAGTAAGCGGGCTGGCTGGTGAGGGCGTGAGGCAGCTTGCGAAGCTGTGCGGGTATCATGCTTTTATGCCGGGGAATAATTTGCTGGTGCCGTTTTCTAATGCGGCGGATATCGGGAAGGCGTTTTCCAACGCCTGGAAGTTGTTTGACGGCAAGGAACGGCCCTGGGAGGATGACGCCCTTTCTTTCCACGAGCTTTTACGCACCGCAGCGGCGGGGACGGTGGCTTTTTCTCCACGGACAACCAAGGGGGGCGCCGCTGCTGTAGGAGCCGCCCTGACGATGGCGCTTCTGCTGAATGTGACGGAGTTTGCCCTTAAAACAGTCCGCAGCGTTCAGGAGAACGGTGCGGACTGGGATAAGTGGGTTGGGAAGTAGATACAAAAACTTGCCTGTTGAAAATAATCGTGGGAGTGATATTTCCCAAATAATTCATATGGAAAGAGTATTGGGAAAAGATATCATGCATTCTATTTATTGCTATAATATTAGTAATTAATCAGTTGGGAAAGAATTTGTTTTTATACTTTTCCCTGTTCCCAATTTTATTTCTGCAAATTTTGCTCCCATTTTTTTCATTCTCTCGTAATCCTCTTGTGGATAATATACAGAAACGTTAGAAAATGGTTCTAATTTAATAGGAAACGTCCCTCCATTAGAAATTCTGGCTTTCGCAGAAAAGTAATTTTGTTTATTATGCAATGGGAAATATACATTTTGAATGTAAACAGCATCTCTTCCTTTATTAATAATTTCTATACTTATATAATGCTTTGTGTATGGCCCCCAACATCCTATAGCAAATCTAAAATTTGCTTCAACTTTTAATTTATCACGGGAATATTGACGATATGCTACAAATACACTAACTATAGTTGCTATTATACTTAATATAAAGCTTACATCTTCTCTTAAAATAGTAAATTCCATTTATTTACTCCTCCACAGATTTTACAGTTATTGCCTCTGGGCGTAGCGCTGGCTATAAATGGGCTCCGTTTTTAATCAGTAAATTCACAATATCAGATTGCCTATGTCCATGCACTCTTAAATAAAATAAAGGTGTCCATCCTTTAATATTCTTAGTATTAACATCTGCTCCATAGTTAATCAGCAATTGAAGCATTTCTGAGTTATTAGATAACACTGCTTGCCATATTGGAGGGTATACACTCTTTGTTCCTTGATGTATATTCGCTCCATTTTCCAAAAGAATCTTAGCAACTTCCAAATGATTGCCTCCAGAAGCAGCTATAAGAGGAGTAGAATCTCCACATAAGGCATTTACATCAGCCCCTCTTGATATTAGTAACTTTGTTGTTTCTATAAAATGTTGTTCATTTTTTTTATTTGATGATATTGAAAAATATAATGCTGTCTCTCCTGTGTTGTATCTTGTCTCAATATTAGCCCCCTTATCTAATAACAATTTCACCATAGCAACATCACCATTATTTGCTGCTTCTAATAATGGGTTAAAATCGTATCTATGTTGGCGAACACTATTTATAGCTGCTCCTTTTTCAATCAAATCTTTTGCTTTCCCGACATCGGAAGATCTAACCGCTTCTTCCAACTGAATATTTAATTCAGCTTGTCTTTGTTGAGGAGATACACAAGAAACAATGCTCAATAAGCAAATAAATAGCACCACCTTTTTCAT